GAGACATCGGTAGCTGCGCTACGTGTCTTAGGTGACATCATGTCTGACATGTTATTCGTTTCCTTTTCCATATGGGGGTGGTACATCGAAGCCCTTGATGATTGACGCATCTTGACCCGGTGCAACTCTAACTGGTGCCTTAATTGTGACCGCTGTATCAGCGCATCCGCATTGTGTGCACATGTTTACTTACCTTTCTTAATAACTTTTTTAGCCAATGCCTTATCCATTTTCATGTCTGCTTTAGCAGATGGCTTTCTTGCATCCATCTTCTTATCAGCTTTTTTAAAGGCAGCCTTTTGCGCAGGCTTCATGCCTTTCATGAGTTTGGCATCTTGTGCTTTATCGTTGTGCATAGCCATTAGACTGCTCCTACTTCCTTTAAGACCTCTACGGTCTTCTCGTTTACATGACTGGCTTTCGGCATCTTTCCGCCGTCATAAGGTTTGTTAAGAACCTCTGAGGCTTCGAGTGCTTTCTGTACTGCTTGCCTTGATGTGCCTTCTGGTTGAACACCTTGGGCACGGGCTTCTTTATAGAAAGCCAATTCTTTATCCCACTTCTTCTGAGTGGTACCAGACTCAACTACTGAGTGCTTAGCATCTCCGGCATTGAGCTGTAGGGTCTTTACTTTGCAACCAAAGCAAGGGCAGTCATACTGACCTGTATGTTCTTTGTTACCTGATACCTGACCAAAGGTATCCCAGACTGTCTCTGATGTAGCATCACATCTAGTGCAACCGTAGAGAATAACTCGTTCCTTTACGTCACCATCTTCTAAATAATATTCGGTCTTTGTTATCTTAGTAATGTGTCCTTCTGTATCACATTTACTCAGAGAAGATGTTTGCTCCGTATCCTGCATGTATTAGTTCCGTCCTTTGTGCATCAGTTAGATAGTGCTTATAGCCACCACGGAATAAGAAACCAGCATCTGCTTGTGCAGTCTGGTCTTCGGTTGGGTAGCGAATTTCTTGCCATGTTCCATTAACACGCATAACCGTAACGCCACGGGTTAAACGAAAGCGGACAAACAAACGTCCGCCACCTGCTGGACCTTCAGATACCGTAGGTGGTAGGAAGTAATACTTTGTCATTGTGCTCCCTTAATAGTGGACTTACCACAAGGCTGGGGATTTACCCAGCCCTGCAGTCAATTAACTATTAGTAGTCGATTGAAGAAGAAGTCTCTACACGGTATAGAGCTTCGTCACGGTAGATAGCGAAGCCAAGTACGCCGTACCATCCAAGTGGACGGTGACGCATTAACTTGTCAACGACTGGTCCGATGACGACATGTGGTTCTTCAGCAACTGCTTCAGCAAGAGCTTGTTGTCCTGCGAAGTAGGTGTTGAATACCTTTGTCTCATGTGTAAAGGTGATTGTTGCACCAGAGGTTACACCAGCAGATAGTACTGGTGAGTCAACTGTTACAGTTCCTGAACCAATAGATACAACGTTTGCACCTGTTGTAAGTCCTGTTGCAGCAACAAGGTCAGATACCAAGATACCTGATGTTGATGTTACTGAGATTGTGTACGCACCAGAAGCAGCAGCTGCTGTTGTGGTGGTTGATGATGTTGACTTAGCAGCACCAACATAATCGTTGTACAGACGTGGTGATTCTACGTAGAATGCACCTTCGTATGTTCCGATTTCGCCAGCCCAAATTTCATCATTTGCTTGATATTCGTGTGGTTGGCGCCATGAACCCACGCCTGTTTCGGCGCGTAGGTCGTGAGCAACTTCTGGGTGAATACCTGCCCAGTACAAAGAACCCTTGCGTGGGATAGCCTTGTTGGTACGTAGCTTAGCAACTGCCTTACGAGCCATTGCTGAAGTGAAAGTATCTGAAGAAGCGATTGTGTTTGTAGCAGAGTTTGAACCTGGACGAAGTACGTTAGCACCTGTACGTAGTACGTTTTGTGCAACGGTATCGATAGAGTCTGCAAGGTTGAACGCAATAATGTTAGCAACAGCTGGGTCTACATCAGCAAGGCTGAAGAGTTCCAACGCACGGGTAACTAGTACTGCGTTACCATACTCAGCAAGAGTAATGGTTGTGTATGTTGGTGTAGCAAGTGCTACTGCATCTGGGTCTACTGCTTCTGTAAGAGTAGCAGTCTGTTGTGTAAGGTCAACGTAACGTTGCAATACAACTGAGGAACCCGGGATGCTCTGACGAGCAGGGGTCTTATCTGCAACATTGCGGATAAGTGGCTGTGCACGAAGCGCGAATTCGATTAGACGGTCATACGCCTTTTGGACGAGACCTGCGCTACCTACGGTACCTCCGAGAGAGGACGAACCGGTGGTGGTATATGCGTTTGCCATTGTTGCACCTCCTTATGAGGATGTTAGATTCGGTTGATTAAAATGTTCCAGATTGAATCATGCGAATAATCTCTTCTGCTGAACCAGCATCATTGATTCTTTGCATTGCATCCATCTGTTTGTCGGGTGTTGTTGCACCCTGCGTAACAATGTCCTGTTGGCGTAGAGCCGCTAGGTCAGCTTGTTGTTGAGGGTCTTGCTCCTGTGACTTGCTCTGTAATCCAAACAAGTCTGCGTTATCTTCGAGCCAGTGCGAGACTGTCTCTTCGTTAACATCAGACAAATCGTTTAGGATTAGTCGTGCTGCCTTAGGATTTACACCCTTTTGATTTAGAACTTCTTTGACTACACGCTCACGCTGCGCCTTGGATAAACCCTCAAGTTGCTCTGTAAGTTCTTTGATTCTTTTTTCGTCTGCTCGCTTAGCCTTACGTAGCTTCTTTAGTAAGTCGCTGCCGTCATTGCTTTGCGCTGCGCCGTCTTCCAAATCGAAGTCGTCGTCGTCGTCCCAATCGTTTGTTGCCATAGCAACCGTTCTCCCATTCTGTTAGTTGTATCGCAAACCTCATCAAAGTTCGGGGAAACTATGATGGCTTTTGCTACCAGTGTTTTACGCCGTATGGTCTGGTCGTTCCATATTCGGGATTTTAAGTTAGAACTTGCCTTGTAGTGACTTGCCTAGTGAGCCTGAGTAACCTGATGCTGCGTTAGCACCAACGATTCCAGACTTGCCAGCAAACTGGGCTTGTTCTGCTGCGGTTAACTTCTGTTGCTCAAGAGCAGCAGCACCGCTATTCATTAAGTATTGTTTCTCTGCTTCAGCTTGGTCGTAATTGATACCAGTCTGACCGCCATAGATTTGGCTAAGCTTTGTAGCAGCAGGTAGTACTTCAGCAATCTTGCCGTAACCACTCTGTGCTTGTGCTTGAGTAACACCGTACGCAGCAAGGGCAGCAGCAGATGTCTGGCTAGTTGTAAGACCTTGTTGTTGAGCAGCAGCACCAATCTCTGCAGTCTGTACCTGACGTTGTAGTTGAGGTAGAGTCTCAGCAGGGGCAAGGAAGTAACTAACTAAATCGCCAGTGTTAATGTTTGGATAGAACTGCTTAAGGGTAGACATAACTGTAGGGTCTGCTTGTTGTACCTGTGTTACTGCTAGGTCAAGACGAGAGTTAAGCTCATTGGCAGATATATCGTTACCTATGAGGGTAGCAAATTGTGCTTGATTAGCTAGACCTTTAGCACCATAAGATTGCATTAAGTTTGAGTATTGATTCTCAAGGGCAACATATTCTCCTTCAGTTAAAGCATTAAGACCAGCAGCTACACGGGTAGTATTGCCTGAGAAACGTGTTTGATAAAACCCTTGTTGACGCATGTTAACCAGCGCAGTTTCTGGTCCAACATTGTTTAACATTTGGTCTTTAATAAAATTAGCAGCCTGTTGTTGCAATGTAGGATTGTTACCAAACCAGGAAGCAATGCTTTCTGTGATTAAAGCATAGGCATCTTGCTGCGCTTGTGTGGGTGCACCTGAAGAAGTATTGCTGTTTGTTGGTGGATTATCAGCACCTGCCCCACTGGGCGTATTTGTGTTTGCATTAGTATTAAAAGCAGCTACGTTTACATCTTGTCCTTGAGCAGCGCCAAAGTTCCAAGGGCTAGCATATGCTTCATAATTTACAGCAGTTGCCGCAGGAGCAGGGGCAGCAGTTGCACGGCTAGCAGCATTTGCTGCTGCTATTGAAAATGAAGTATCTCTTTCGATTGCCATTATGCCGTGAATCCCATCAACTTGCCAAGCTGGTTAATGTAACTAGATGCTTCTTCTTTAGCATTGTTAGTCTTAGCCCATTCAGGTTGAGACTTAATCAATTTAATAAATTCACTATCATTCATAGAACCACCGTTAGCACCACCGGTTAACCCTTGAATTACCAAAGGATGATTAGGGTCAACAGGAACAGATGTTTCTAAGTACTTAGAAATGTTGGCCGTGTATGGTTTAGCCAAATCCTCTACTGTGTAACCCAAGGCAAGTGATGGAGCAAGGGCTTTGTACTTAGGTTGTGCCATTGCTAACTGGTCAATCTTTGTTAGTTGGTCTTCAAGTTTTGCACCTGGTTGAGTAGCAGCAACCGCTGCTTCAAATGCTTTGTCTGGGGTAACTACTGCAGACATACCTTGTTGAGCAGCACGTTGAGTTATCTGCTTCATGTAAGTACCTATGGTTCCGCCTACTTGTGAGATAGTAGCAGGGTCTTTGCCTGCAGTTTCAAGACTAGGGGTAGCAGCAGCAACTAAAATCATCTTTAAATCTTCAGCAGATGGACCTTGTGTTTGAACACGGTCTCTTTCCATACCTAAACCATCTGTAGTTACGGTGGCTTTAGTAGCATTCTTAGGGTCAGATTCATACCCATGAAGCATCTTGTAATAGTTTTGAATTTCAGCCAAGGTCGCATGACGACCTAGGTTCTGCATCATGAATATGTCCATGTCATTAGCAGCAGAGGACAAGCTAGTAAACGAAGTGCTCGTAGTGGTACGAGTACCAGCATAGTTAGGGCGACCATTGATATAACTGTTTACATTTTGTACGTTACCAGTAAGTAAACTTGTACGTGATACGCTATTAATAGCATTATCAATTACTTTAAGAAAGGTAGTATCTTCGCTGCTGTCATTAACAGAAGCAGTAGTAGCTTTAGCAGTAAGTGATGAGTATGCACCTTTTAAAGCCAGATAGTTCTTATATGCTTTTAATGAACCATATGTTTTAATGCCTTCTTGAATTACGGCATTGCGATATGCGTCTTGATTGGTAGCAATAGCAATTCCGCCTTCGGCGGTAGAGTAAAGCGCAGCCCAACGTTGTTGACCACTGGCATCTACATAAGCAGTAGAATATGATTTAGTTGTAGGGTCATAGACAGTAACTAATTGATTTTGAGTAACTGTAGTATCTGCTAATGAACCACTTACTTGTGCTACTACAGGAGCATTCTTGCCACCAGTGGTAGTAGTTGCAGCTTTATTACCAGGTAAATTAGCTGCTCCGCCACCAGGGGTAGCACCTACTGGTGCGACATAAGGCATATTGTTAACATTGCTAGCGGTAGATGTATCAGCCATTATCTAGTTATCCCCACTTTCAATGTAGTCTTTGATAGGTTATTAAACAGTGGCAACCAGATAGCACGTAGTGCCTCTGCAATCTGTGGGTCTACTGGTGCATCTCCAGGCTTTGCTGCTCCGCCTATTTCAGATATACCTTCAATAGCCCTTTGCTTCATGTCTTCTTTGGTTGCCGTAGCATTGATAGCACCGTTGGCAGCGGCGTCAGAAGTCATAGTTTTGATAGTAGAATCAGCTAAGTTCCATGCTAGTTGCATCTTTTTTCTAGTTAAAGAATTAATAGGAAAACTTTCATCATTAATGAGAGCACCTAGTGAGGCATTAAGTTTTTGATAATGTGTAACAGTGTTCTTAGTATCTCCCTGTGTCCAGGCTAAAATAGGGTTAGATGCAAGGATTGCTTTCTGTTCTGCCTGAGCATCACCAATAACAGCTGCTCTATTAGCATCTTGACTTAGTAAACCTTGTTGCTCACGGTACTTAGCGTTCTGATAAGCAGCATCATCTTGTGCTGTAAGCACATCTTGTAGGTATTGGTCAAGTGGTTTTTGTTTAATAAAGCCCATTGATTGCATCCATACATAGGCATTGTTATCGTATTGACCTACGTGTGGGGCAAAGATAAGAGACACATTAGCAATATCTGAATTTTTATTATTAACCCATTGACTGTGCGTCTGCATCCAGTTCTCAGTTTCTTGGGTATAAGTTTGAAGAAGCTTTAATTGCTTGTCACTTTTACCTACGGTAAAGACAGCACGACCTGGGTAATCACGGGTAAAGATACCTAGTGCTACTTCATATGGGTCAGATATGCCATTGCTGTTACGCAATACAGCTTGTAAAATATCGTTATACTCTTGAGTTAAACTATTAATTCCTGTGTTACGCACTTGATTAGGTAGACCTTTAGTACCTTCTACCATTGTAGGAGATATAGGACTAATCATTCCTAGCAAAGAACGTAAGAACAATACGTTATTAACAGTAGCCGATATGTTCTTTTTGGCTTGAATAGCAGCAGATGCATATTGCTCTTGATTCATGCTGTGTACGCTTAATGGAGTAAGTTTTCCATAACCGTTGGCTGCATTGTAAGCAATAGCCATAGCACCAGCAGAAGCAAACTGATGGTCTTGTTCATCCTTAGGCATGGCATCTAGTGCACGTTGAATAGATGTTGGTAGTATCTTGCTCCATGTAAGGTTGGCAGATTTGCTACCTAAAAGTATCTTATCAATGCTAGTAGAAGCTACCTTGCCCTGACCCCAGGGTAGGTGGCTTAGTAAACCTTTAAGCGCCAATACAGGTACTGACATTAAAGGTCCCGAGAATGCAGGCACACCAGCATCAGGTCCTAGCGATGGGCTAGATTGCAATAGATTCATATTGAAATCAGCAAACATAGGAGTAGTAACTACGTTAGCATCGCGTCCCATAATAAAGTTAAGCGGTCCATTAATACCATGAAACAGAATACTGTCACCTGGCATGGTGAAATATGGTTCACCCTTGTCATCTTTATGTAAGAATCCCATGTTATCTATACCTAAATGCAGCAGGCGCATACGCCACAAAGCACGTGGTAAATAGTCTTTTAGACGGTAGATACGACGCATATACTGCTCTTGTGCACGGTAGAATCTACCTGATGTACGCAAGGTGTAAGACAAAACAGATTGTTTTGCAGCGTTATCCACAAACTTAATAACAGTTTGAGCAGCGTTCTTTTCTGCTACTTCTACAAAGTGACGTTCAGAAATTTCTGTTGCTAGTTCTTTAGAGTAACCACTCTTAATTAGTTGATTAAACATTTCCTTTTGCAAAGGAAGATACTTTTTGTAAAGAGTCATCTTGGCAACATCAAATGCAGGTTGATTAAACAACCAGTTAATCTGAGTATCCATGTAATGCAAAATTTTGTTTTGGATTCCACCCTCACCAAAACGCTTTATTGACTGGACAAGTGCTGTCGCTAAAGAACGACCACCATCTTCACTAGCAGACTTAACTTCTTCCCATAGTCCTTTGTTAGCAAAGTCTAAGTCTGATTTAAATGCTGCTACTGGACGGTTAAACTTGGTAAGGTTTTCAAAGTTATCATATTGAACCGCATCTAACGCCTTGGTCAATCCCTTTTCATTAGCAACTTCTTTAATAAAGTTTAATAGTTGGTCGTTGAATTGCAAAGGGCTACCATGAAATACATGGTACATATCTGATAAACCAATTTGAATACGGTTGACTACGCTCTGTACTTCAGTCATACCTTTTTCGGTGGTGTCTCTACCAAACTGCATAGAGAAGTTTTTGAACTTATCAAAGGCAGCACGATTGGTAACCTTTAAAGTATCTGGGTTTACACCAAAGTACTTTAAGATTTCATCACGAGCAGCAGAAAAATCTGCACCTGTGCGCAAAGCGTTGTGCTTTATAAAGTTAGCACCAAAATGAAAACCATCTAGTACGTTAAAACGTTGAAACATAGGTGCCCATGCACGGTAATGTGCTGCCGATAAAGCAGTTTCACCAAACTTGGCTGCTATTTCCTTAGGGTCAAGAAGCTTTAAGTCACCAGTTGCTACATAGTTTAACTCTTCAAGCATTTTCTTGACACCGTTTTTGGTCAAGAGCATCTGGTCTAGCTCCCCACCAGTCATGCCTTGATGAATAGCACTACGTGCTATAACCGAATTAACCGAAGCAGAATTGGATGCTGAAGGATACTTAAGAAATGTTTCAAATATCTTAGCAGTCTCTGGGTCATTGCCTGCTAACTTATTAATGCGAGCAGTTACGGAATGAATAATGTCATCAGATTGTGCAGCAGTCCATAGTTCTTGACCATTGACAATGCCTTTATCCATACGGCCTTGAATAATCTTCATATCCTTGCCGTCAATCTGTTGATAAACGCTTTTTTCTGGAACCCAATCGGCAAGTGATTTGCCAAACAATTTCATTCTTAAACGAGCACCGTAAGGTACGTTACTAATTTGCCCAGTTAATCCAATAGCGGCTTTATTAAGTTGACGACCACGAAAAAATCCAGTTAAGTTTTCCCAAGGTGCTGTAATGTAATGGAAGATACCTTGTTCAATAGAGCCACGGTCACCCACACGTGGGGCAATAGATGATGTAGCCCAAAGGTTAGTTATTTTTTTAGCAAGAGCGGAACGTAATACTCCGCCTGCTAATTCACTAGTAACTCTTGCTGGCCAAAATCTATTAAAGTTAAAACCATGTGGAGCTAATTCAGGACCAGTAAAGTCTAGACCACCAATTTGTGGCTTGCCTTGGAAAGAATGCAGTGGACCATTGGTAGTTACTTTATAAAGACTGGTAGAACCTTCTTCTGGTGCATGAATAAGTGGCTCTACTTGCTTCCAAGTATCTAAATGCTGTGGAGCAATAAGAGTTTCTTTGGTATTAGCAAAGGTTGTGGTGTCAGCAAATTTATGTTCCAGAATAGCCAAACGCTTTTCTAAAGGAACGCCCATCTTATTCATAATCTGGTCGTACAGACCACGAACAAAGGTAGTTCTATCTACAGGATTAGCATACTTGTAAGCTTCTGCCATTGTTTCTGCAGCATAACGTGGATACAAAAGACGCAAGTAACGTTGCACTGTAGGAATAGATTCATCTACGTTTTCATCCATAACACCAATAGGGTTATGTCCTGGATGTGTTTGCATAAGGCGTGTAATACGACGCTTAATAGTCATTTGATTAGACAAATCGTCTAACAAAGGATTAACAACAGAACCTGGCTTACCGGTTACTGGGTCTAAAACACGACCAACATCAAGCATCGCATTAAATGCTTTAACGCCTGTACCTGCTGCATCAATTTCTTTATCGGTAATATTACCATTCATGTAATCACCGATAAATTTATTAAAACCCGAAGCAGAGAAACGCTCTTGACGAGCAATAGGAATACCCATGCGCATAAAGGTAGGTCCGTCAACCATACCCATGTGCAGCTCTTGTGCACCTTGTAGGGTCTTAGCAAATTCTTTAGCACCATTAGCATCAAATGCTTTGGCTTTAACAGCTAGATTAATAAAGTTACGGTCATTAATAGAAGGCGCTTCTAATTGAATGCGCTTCATTACTGAAGCTTTAGCAACAGGGTCTTTAGCAATATCTGCTTCTGCTACCTTTTGCAACAAAGGACCATAAACATTATCCCAAGAGTTGGCAACTTGGGTACCTGGCTTAAAGATTTCTTCAGCATTGGCAGCACGGGTAACTGGGTCAGTTAATAATTTCTCTGCTAACTGTGCACCTTTAGTAGATGCTTCCGCTCCGGCTACTGCACCTTTAGTAATTTTAAATAAATCTCCACCAAAGTAAGTTAGTGGGTCATGAATTAATTCATAAAAAGCATCAATAGCACCGGTGGTATATTTCCATTTGTTTGTGCTATAAAAATGATTATCAGTAATTGGGACATTATATGCTACGCGACTAATGTCATGACCAGGAGATACTTGAGCAGCTCTGAACTCATCATACATTTGATTAAACTCTGGAGTATTGCTATACATATCAGCTAATGCTTTATATAAATCTCCATCAACTTTGCCGTAGGCATCAACAATAGCGCCAGGCTTCATACCCTTTAATAGCCCTTCGGCTACAAATGAAGCAGCAGTACCATATTTTTTTTGAAGAGAGTTTAACGAACCTTGGTCAAAGACAGCTTTGCCATCCCAAGCTTTTGAATAAGTGCTTGTGTGAAATACGCTTTCGCCTTGAGTAAGTTCACGGGAAAACAAATACGGAGCATTGATAATTTTGCCTTCAATGCCAGCAGTTTTATAAAGAGCAATAATAGGATTTGCTGCAGAAGTAAAAAGACCTTTAACTACATTAATTGGTTTCTTGATAATCTGCATAGCAAGATTATCCATATTGGTAAATGGAGCATCTCCATACATAGACTTGACCATTGCCTGAGCTTCAGAAGAAAGACCTTTGTAGCTTTCTTTTGCTTGCTGTAAAGGCATAGTGCTTAGTTTTTTATAAGTCTGTACTGTTCCGGCAAGTTGATTAGCCATGTTAATTTGTGCATCATTAGGATTAGATGCGGCAACGGCAGCAAAAATTGAAGGCAAGTTGCTTGCCATACTAGGGTCAAGCTTGACAGCGCCAGAAGCATTAGGCGTTGTAGGCACAAATGTTTGAGGTGAAATAACCGCAGGTGTGATGTCTGGCACTACAAACCTCGACTAAGCAAAGCCCTGTACAACAACTCCGCGTCACCCGTTGGGTCGTTCTGCGCAATAGTACGAATAGTATGAGATGGCGAAACAGCCATGTTAGGTACTTGAAGAGCTTCTGAACCTGGTCCTGGACCAAAGTCTACGCCAGCAGTAATAGGCTCGTTAGGGCGCATTGTAGGCGCACTGAGGGGTATTGCAGGAGCAGGTGGTTGGGTAGGTGTACCAGCTAATGGAGCGGCTTGTTGATTAGCCATATTTTCTCCACCTTTGCCGTAACCTAATCCAGGCATGTACATAGGTGCTTGAGTTGCAGGCTTCTGCATTCCATCAATAGCTCCACCGTCGGTGCGTTGTGATAATGCACCTGGACCTGATACTGGAGCAGGATTAGTTGGTTGACGGTATCCGCCTTGTCCGTTTGCCATTAGTCCTCATCCTCATCTAAATATCTTTGGATATCTGCTTCTGTAGGCTTTCCATAGGAAATCCAATCAGGATAAGCTTCTTTGGAAGTTATTAACCAAAGAGCATTATCGTTATTGAAGCCAGCTTTACGTAGTCCTTTATAAAATTCATTAAGCCAAATGCAATACGCTTCTAGTGGACCGTAGGTTTCGTCGGCAACTGTTTCTGCTTTTTTCTTTCTTGAAGTTGCCATAACCTACTCCTTATCCGACTGTTCGACGTGTGATAGTTCTTACGCTACCGCTTGCTTTTCCTTGCGCATTGAGACTTGCCAGAATGCTTTGCAGTTCTGGTCTTGGTGTTTCCAAACCTGGCCCTCTAAATGGTGGACCTTCTGGTGCACCCTCACCAATTGGACTTGGTGCTGCACCCTCAGGAGAGCCTCCTACTGGAGCTCCGGGAGCAGAAGGGACGGACGGCTGCTCAACCGATTGTTGAGCACCAGCAGGAGGATTCTTTGGTGTGAAGACTTCTTCGATAATGTCTTCAAGTACTTTTCCACGCTGGCGTTCTTTAATAACCTGTGCAACCTTTGTAATGATTTGCGTAGGGTCTTGTCCTTGCATAGCCATCTGTGGGATTGCTTGGGTATAAGCCTGAAGCGCACCCATCAATGATGTGCGAAGGTCTTCAGTTTCAATCTTCTCTTGTTCCAATGTAACGTTAACGTTAAATGGTAATTCTCTCATTGCCATGTCCTTGGAGATTAACTTTCCACCAAGGGCTTGTAGCATAAATATTAATCCTTGAGCTGGGTTGAGACCAGCCAACATTCCATATCGTACGTCTGCCGAGTAATCGCCTTTAATATCTTTCGATGGGAGATAGGTGATGGCATATGGAGAACCCGCATCTGTACCACGAATAGTTTTTTCGACATTAAATAACTTCTCATCTACTTCAAAGCAAAGTGAAATTACATCCCGTAGAGCGGTAGTAAAGATTGCTTGGGTTGATTTAATTTGAGTATCAAAGGCACCTTGTAGTGCTTCAACGCCAGCACCTGTAACAATAGATGCTTTGACATTGCCGGTACGGGACTCAGGATAGCGAGCGCCAACGC